AAATTATGATAAGTGCTTAGAAACTATTTTACACCATGAAGGTGGTTATGTAAACCATCCAAAAGACCCAGGTGGTGAAACTAACTTAGGTGTTACTAAGAGAGTATACCTAGAACATGGTGGCACAAAAGACATGAAAGATTTACTAGTCGAAGATGTGGCACCAATTTACAAAAAGGGTTATTGGGATAAAATGAAAGGTGACGAACTACCAAATGGTTTAGACCTTTGCGTTTTTGACTTTGGCGTAAATGCAGGTCCAGGTCGTAGTGCAAAACACCTACAGACAATGATTGGTACTGTTGCAGACGGTGGCATTGGTCCAAATACATTAAAAAAATTAGGTGAATATGTTGAAAAACATGGCATTGAAAAATGTATTGAAGACTTCCAAGGTGCAAGACAAACTTATTATGAAAATTTAAGTACATTTGCTACTTTTGGTAAAGGTTGGACAAGACGAGTTGACGAAACTACAGAGTTAGCTATATCAATGATTAGCTGAGAGGTAGAACCGTTTAAATCGGAAAGAGATTATTTGAATGATTTATATGCCAAAAAAGGCATTTAAAGCTTGCCAATATGACCTCTATAGAGTATAATATGAGTATATAAATTGAAAAGGAACAAATATAATGACTAAGAAGAACTTTGTACAACTAGATGAGAGCAAGTTTCCTACTACCAAAGGTAAAAATATTGATGGTTTTAGGTTCTATGCTGTTGAAGATAAACATTATCCAAGTATTACAACAGTATTAGGTGCTATACCAAAACCTGGTTTAATCAAATGGCGTAAATCTGTTGGCGAAGAAGCTGCAAGGTGGGAAATGAATAGAGCGGCTCGTAGAGGTTCTGCTACTCACACACTTGTAGAACAATATTTAAAAGGCGAAACACCATCTATTCGAGATGTGTTGCCTCTAGGTATGTTTAGACTATTAAAACCATACCTTGACCAAGTTGATAATATTCACGCATTAGAACAAATAATGTATAGTAACAAATTGACCGTTGCTGGTCAAGTTGATTGTATTGCAGAATACAATGGTAAACTGTCCGTGATTGACTTTAAAACTGCTAACAAAGAACGAGTAGATAGTTGGAATGAAAACTATTATATTCAATGTACTGCTTATGCGATTATGTACGAAGAGTTATTTGGTACACCAATTGAGCAGATTGTTATTCTTCAAGCCGGTGAAGATGGCTCATGCAAGGCATTCGTAAAGAACAAAGCTGATTACGAAGAAAAACTTGGTGACGCAATCAAAGGTTTCTATAAATATTATGAAGAGAAGACAAAAGGCACAGTAAAGTCATAATGGTCTCTTAGAGGAGAACGCTATGAGTTTCATAAAACAAAACGCCTTACTGGTATTTCTACTAACTTTTATTACAGTAGTATCGTGTGTAACAGATGTAAAAGCTGGTACACTATCACAGAATCCGTTATTATCGGAACCAGACGCAGACAACTTACCTAATCCATTTCATTGGATGAATGTTCCAGTTGTATGTGGTACTACAGATACAGTAAACATGTATGTTATTGAGAACAACTTTAAATTAGAAAGTTTTTCATTTGGTAGAGTTAATGGTAAAGAAGATGGTGAGATTGCATTTTTGGTTAGTTACTTCATAAACGAAGAACAAACTGAAACAATGGCAGTTATTACATCACCGTCAGGTCATGAGTCATGTATTATGTACAGGTCTTATAATTTAAAACAAGTTATGCCAGGAGTGGCATTATAGAATTAGTCGTTGACGACAATTATGGTAGACATGCTGGACGAGGGTGCGAATCCCTCCAGCTCCACCATAAACACATTTACTGAGTGTGCTTATGATGGGGCTGATACAGGATTCGACAGGTGTTGAGAAGTTTGTAAGAGATTAATAGGTGGCAACCTTTCATGCTAATTAAACGCAAACGATAATAACTTTGCATTAGCAGCTTAATAACTGCTTAGGGTTTTGTGGATTGTGCCTCGTAACAGAAACAATCCACGCTTTACATTATTAACAATAAGTGATATATTATAAGTATGAACAGTAAAGAATTTAGTTTAATTATAGAGGGTGTTGTCAAAGACAAAAGACCCATAACTTACATGGATGCCATATTGTGGTATTGTGAAGAAAATAAAATCGAAGTAGAAACGGTCGGCCGATTGATTTCTAAAGCATTAAAAGAAAAAATACAAGTAGAGTGTACAACAGCGAATCTACTTAAAATGCCAGAGGCAGGAAAGTTACCGTTATAATGAATATACAATTAATTGACAAAATGGGTAGTGACCTTTCAGTTGTAAATGCAGCTCGTGTTTCGTTTTCAAAAAGAAAAGAAGTTATTGACCAAGGC